GTGGTATGGTGGTGGTATGGATTCAGAACAGGCCGATCAGGGTTGGGTGCCGGTGAATGTCCGGGTGCCGAGTTGGGTGAAGGAGTGGGCGAGGGGCGATCCGCCGGGTGTGCCGTTGGCGGCTTTGATGCGCGCGTGGTGCGATGATTTTGTTTTGAGCTATAAGTGTGGTTGGTCTTCGTTTCATTGGCCTTTGTGGGCTCGGACGGAGTACCTTCCCGAGGATTTGTTTCTTGCTTATTCGGCGCATCCGCGGGTGATGATCAGTTTCAAGTGTACCCCGGAAGTGGTGAGGAAGTTGCGGGCTATTGCGAGGGCGGAGCGGTGTACTTTGTCGAGGGTTGTGCGGGAAGTGATCCGCGATGCTTACGGCAACCGGCAGATGTTTATAGAGGAGGCTGATCCTATTCCCATGTCGGAGATGCGACGGGGGGAGAAGTGACGGTGGATGTTATTCAGGCTGAGGAGCGCCGGTTGGGGTTGCCGGTTGCGTCGTTGCGGGGGTTGGGGTGTTATCCGGCGAATCGGACTGTGATGGACGGCGACGGGTGGGGGCATATTGATGTGGTGCGCACTCCGGCGTTTGCGGTTGACGGGAGGCAGCAGGGGTTTGTGGACAGGTGTTCTGCGGAGGACGCGGACAGGTTTTGGGGTGGCCGCCCGGTTCGCAACGGCAAGGGGGCTGGGGCGCTTGTCGGGGTGAACCGGTTGTGGGGGCGGTATCCGCCTTGTTCTTTGGTGTGTGAGGGTGTGTCGGATTGGCAGACGGCCGCGACGGTGTTGTGGCCGTCGCCGGTGATTGGGGTGTTGTCTGCTGCCAGGTATGCTGATGACATGTTGGGGCGTTATTTGTATCGTCAGTGGATGTTGGGGTCTCTGGAGGGGTTGGAGTCTACGATAGTGATTTGTGCTGATGGTGACCGGGCGGGGCTTCGGGCGGCTGAGGCGTTGGCAGGCAGGTTGCCTGAGGATTGTGTGATAATCATGACGTTTGTGAGGGGGGAGGATTTGTCGGACACGTTTCGTCGGCTAGGATGGCGCAGCTTCTTGGAAGGCTGGAACCGCGCCATGAGCGAAGGCTACGAAACGGGAAGAGGATTGTGTGTCTGACACTGAAAGTAATGGGAAATCATCGGGGAAACAGAAAAGGAACAGAGGTAGGGAACGGGGTTCGAGGCGGTCTCAGGCCGAGTCGAGGTTGGCTTGGATCGCTGATGCGGTGTTGGAGGTTGTCGGCGGTGATTTAGTTTGGTTGGGGAAAGAGGGTTGGTATTGGCGTAATAATGTTACGAGGGTTTGGTCTGCTTACGCGGATGCTGCTGTGATGAAGCGTGCGAAGGGTGTGTTGGCTTCTACGGCGGATGTGTACGATTTGCAGTCTGCGGGTAAACGTCCTACGGGGCGTGATATTGGTGATTGTATGGCTCTTGTGAGGGTGGAGGCTACTCCTCCGGGGTTGCTGAAGCGGTCTAAGAAGCGGCTGTTGCCGGGGCCGTGGCATCTTCATACAGGACAAGATTGTCAGGAGGTGACTTATTGGCGTAATTATGCGACACAGTTGGTGTCGGATGATTGGCCGGAGTTCTGGGTACACAATGATAGTGTGTTTATGACGCGGTCTTTGCCGTGGGATTATCAGCGTTCGCCGGAGCCGACACCGTTGTGGGACAAGTTTTTGTGTGAGGCTGTCCCGGATGCTGAGACCCGTTTCTTTGTGGAAGCGATGGTGGGCAGGACTTTGGCTCGTGATGTTGATTACCATTATTTGCCTGTTGTGTACGGGCCTGCGGGTACGGGCAAGACGACGTTTATGCAGGTGTTGTCGAGGCTTGTGGGGTTGGAGTCTGTGGCTGAGGTGAACTCGGCTTCTGATCTTGGCGGCAGGTTCGCTGGCGAGATTTTCGTTTCGGCGCAGATGATTGTGATGGAGGAGTTGGATCGGACTGACAGGAAGCCTGACGCTGCTGAGCGGTTGGGGCGCGCGAGGATTAAGGCGATTACCGGGGGGCAGGCCCCGTCTGCTGAGATCAAATACAGTTCGGGGCGGTCTGTGGTGGATAAGCCTCCAACGATTTGGTTGTGCGGGAACTATCTGCCGTTGTGGGTGCAGGGGGCTAAGGACGTGGAGGCGTGGAAGCGCCGGCTGGCGATCATCCCGTTTGTGTGTCCTGTGCCCAGGGGCAGCCAGATCGCCGGGTTGGGCAAGCGGATCGCGGAATCGGAGGGCGCGGCTATCGCGTCGAGGTGTTACCACCAGTGGAGCGTGTGGGTCAGGGGCGAGGCTCGAATGCCGGAGTTGTGTCGGGATATGTTGGGGGAGTTGATTACGCAGTCGTTGCCGTTGGCGAAGCGTTGGGCTGTCGAGTGTTTGGAGATCGCTCCGGGTTGTGAGACGTCAGCGGACGACATCCACGCGTGTGCTGGGGCGTGGTATGAGGCGCGGGACGCTGATTATGACCGGTTGCGGCAGGGGCAGCGTGTGTTGGCGCAGGTGCGGGCCGCTGGAGCGAAGCCGTATCGCACTAAGGCGGGGATGGTGTATGTTGGTGTGGCCGTGAGAGGGGAGAAGCGTGAATCGCTTTCGTTCTGATGTCGAGGAGTACGCCAGGGGGGTCGGCGCTGGCGGGCATCCGATGTGGGGGCTGGCGGTGGAGGCGTCGTCGGTGGTGGACGAGTTGAGGGGCGAGTTCGGGTCGTTGGGGGCGGCTATGGTCGCTTCTCGCGATAACCGGGAGGCGGTGCGCGAGGTTAGGCTCATTTTGAAGGAGGCGGTGAAGGATGTCAAGATCGAGGCCGAAGACGAGTTCGGGAAGCTGATGGATCAGATTCGTGAGCGAACTCAAGTGTAAACCCCAGTTTGCCACCCGTCGCACGAAGGCGTGTGCCACGAAGGGTGATGAGGTGGCGGAGATAGCCCGGCTGCTCGGGTTTGAGCTTATGCCTTGGCAGAAGTATGTGGCCGATGTCGCGTTGGAGCTTGACGGCGATGGCCGGCCTCGTTATCGTGAGGTTGTCGTGACTGTTCCGCGGCAGTGCGGCAAGTCGATTCTGTTGTTGTGTGTTGTGTTGCATCGGATGTTGGTGTGGGGTGACCCTCAGACGGTCACTTATAACGCGCAGGGCGCGGTGGACGCGTCGCATTTTTGGCGGCGGCATTGGGACAGGCTCCGGGATTCGGGGTTTGACAAGCGGTCGGGGTTGACGTTCGCGGGGTCGGTCGCGGACACGAGGTTGCAGGGGCGGGGCAGCGTGATGCGCTGTCTTACGAGCTCGCCGGCGTCGGGTCACGGCATGACAATCGATTTGGCGGTCGTGGATGAGGCGATGGCGTTTGTGTCCGATGACCGTGAGCAGGCGCTGCTCCCGGCGATGCGGGCTGTGCCTGACGCCCAGTTGTGGATTGTGTCCACGATGGGCGATGAGCATTCGGTGTGGTTCAATCGGAAGGTCAGGAGGGGCCGCAGCCGGGTTGTGTTCGAGAACGGCAAACCCGGCTCGGCGTATTTCGAGTGGGGCGCTCCTGAGACGGCTGACCCGGATTGTGAGGAGGTGTGGCAGAGGGCTATTCCGGCTATCGGTCACACGATCCATTTGCCGCAGCTTCGGTTGGAGCGCGAAGCGATGCCGGACAAGGAGTTCCGGCGTGCTGCGCTGAATCAGATGTACATGAACGAGGCTTCTTCGATAGTGCCTTGGGATTACTGGCAGAAGGTTTGTGTCGGTTCGCCGTCTAAGGGCGGCGTGTTGGATGTCGAGGGGCCGGTCTTCGTTGGTGTGGAGGCTCACCCTGACAGGCGTTCCACTTTCATTTGTGTGTCGGTGTCCGGGTGGGTTCAGGTTGTTTGCGAGGGCGAGGGCGTGGACTGGTTGGCGGAGTGGCTGATCTCGTTCAACGAGATCAGAGGCCGTCGGGGGATGACTGTTGTGGCTGCTAAGGCTTCGACTGTCGCGGCTCAGCTTTTGGTCGCGGAATCCCGTGGTGTGAAGATCGATCTGCGGACTATCGGCCAGGTCGCCGCGGCGTGCGGCGGTTTCTACGACGCGTGCCTGTCGAGGGGCCGGTTCGGTGTGCGGGTTGTCCGGGATGACGTGTTGGACGACGCGATGCGGGCCGGTTGCCGCCGGTGGACTTCAGGCGGTTGGGTTTGGGCTCCTGCTGACAAGGACGGCGAGGACGTGTCTGCGTTGATGGCCGCGGCGTTGGCGTTCGATGGTTGGCGCAGAGCCGAGGAGGCCCCGCCGATGCGGTTGCCTACGGTGTGGCTCCCCAAGAGCGGCAACGGCAACGGCGAGGTGGATGCTAGGCTGGAGGAGGAGATCAGAGAATGGCAGAGTCTGAACGCCTGATGCGGCGCACCCGGATCGTCCTCGGAGGGCAGCTTGCGTCTGTTCTGCTGGTGGCGTTCGGGTTGGGGGCGCTGACGTTTCATGTTTGGGGTGTCGCCGCGTTGTGGACAGCGGCGCCTGTGTTGGCGGGCGTGTTCTTGTGGTGTGCGCTGATCGTGTTGCAGCTCGGTTGGGAGCAGGCCGACAGCGGGGGCGGCGGGTATCGGTGAGGCTGTTCGGGGCGTTGGAGCGGCGGACGGCGGACACGCCGAGGCTGTCGTTTCAGGGCATTGCGGGCTGGCCGCTGGCCCGGCGTTCCGATCCCGGGCCGGAGTACCCGTGCGTGCCCGGCGAGGAGTTGCGGTCGGTGTCGATGGTCTGGGGGTGCATTCGTTTCATCGCTGCCAGGATTTCGGCGTTGCCGCCTGTTGTCGAGGACGCTGAGGGCCGCCAATATCCGCCGCCGCTGTGGGTGAGGCAGCCCGCGCGCTGGTGTTCGTTCACTGATCTGCTGTCAGGCGCTGTTATCAGTTTGGTGCATCACGGGAATTGGTATGTGCTCGTTCATCGCGACAGGGCTCAGCGGGTGGTGGGGCTCTCGCCGTTAGACCCTCAGCAGGTCACGTTGGAGGCCGCCCCGAACGGGCAGTTGATCTACAGGGTGAACGGCGAGATCATCACTGAGGAGTTGATCCATCAGCGTTTCATCGCCACGTCCGGCAACGCGTTGGGCGTCGGGTGTTTGGAAGCCGCGAGGGTCGGGATCAAGATTTCTGACGCGGCTGAGGGGTACATCGCCAGACATTTCAGTCAGGGCGCTGTGCTGCAGGTCGCGTTGACGACGAAGGACATGCTGCCGTCTTCGTCGAAGCGTGACATCGCTGCCCAGTTGCGGGCTAAGACGGTCGGGGCTGACAACGCGTTCGCTCCGCTGGTGTTGGACGGCGGGTTGGAGGTCAAGCATCTGGCGATGACTTCCGAGCAGGCCCAGTTCATTCAGCTGGCGAAGTGGTCGGACGCGAGGATCGCAGCCCAAATCTATGGCATCCAACCGAGTTTGGTGGGCGTTGTGGAACCCGGGTCGCAGCTTACGTACCATAACCTTCAGGACAGGGAGGGCCAGGTTTGGCGTGACGCGTTGGGGCCGGTCGCTTCGAGGATCGAGCAGGCTTTGTCGCTGCCCGGGTTGCTGCCCAGAGGCAGAAAGCTGCGGTTGGATAACAGCGGCATCCTTTTGGGAGCGGCCCGCGATCGGATCAGCATGGCGGCATCGATGTCGCGAATGAACCGAGATTCTGGTATGGTGATATACACACCGGACGAAATTCGTGCGGTGACCGGACATCCTGCTAGGATCACAGACGTGCAAGTAGGCGACGAGATCAGACCAACCGCGGGAAGGCAGTCGATCAATGCCTGACGTTGAGCGCCGGACGTGTGCCACGGGGTGGGGCATCGACGAGACTCGGGCGATGTTGACCGGGTACGCCGCGGTGTTCGACCGGCCTTACAAGCTGGATGACGGGCCTCACGGGCCGATCACCGAGCGCGTAGACCGCAAAGCGTTTGACAAGACTTTGGCGGGGAACCCGGATGTCGCGCTGCTCGTCAACCACGGGGGTTTGCCTTTGGCTACCACACCGTCGGGGACGTTGAGGCTGTCAACAGATGACACGGGTTTGAGGTTCGAGGCTGATCTTGATTCGGACGACCCGGACACCAAGGTGGTGATCTCCAAGGTCAAGCGGGGGCTGATGCCTGATACCAGCTTCGGGTTCAAGGCCGTGAGAGACGAATGGCACCCGTCGGCTGACGGGTCGGTGGAGCGTGTCCTTCGAGAGGTTACGATAGACAAGAAGGACGTGTCGATTGCCACGTTCGGGGCTAATCCCGCGACTAGGGGATTGACCGAGGTGCGCAAGGCGGGGGAACAGGTTTACGAAGCCTGGTTGGAGCAGGTGAGCGAAGTCCGGCGAGGGTTGGAAGATATAGTCTCAACATGGGAAGACGGTGGATAATGGCAACTTTCTATTGAAAGGTGAATGATGTCCGACCTGAACACACTTGCTGAGCGGAGAGGCAAGCTTGTCGCAGACGCCCAGGAACTCCTTGGCAGAGGCGACGGGCTTTCGGCTGAGGAGATCGGCCAGGCTGAGCAGATGATCGCTGACTCGGCTGAGCTTCGCACCCAAATGGACAAAATCCGCGATCTTCGTGAGAAGGCTGAACACGAGACTAGGGCGCTGGAGCTTTGGCAGGGTGCTGAGCTTCCCGCTCCCAACGAGGTCGGCAGTGTGGTTCCTGCTGTCACGCGGGCTTCGGTGCAACGCGATGAGGAGAGATCGATCCGGGGGCTTGTCAATCAGGCCACCCGTTACGGGCGGGGCGCGGTTGATCTTGATCTGGCGTCCACAGACGTCGAGTACCGCATGGTCAAGATGGGGGTCGAAACCCGCGACGTGAACCAGGCCGCCAGGTTTGGGCTCACCCCAGCGAATCTCGTGAACGGCGACACCGAAACCCGTGCGCTGAACATCGGCACCAACAACAAGGGCGGGTTCACTGTCCCGACGATAACCGAGCGCACTTGGTACGAGTACCTTCTGATGATCGGCGGTGTCCGCAACGCGGGCGCCGAGGTTTGGACTACCGGCCACGGCGACCCGATAGAACTCACGACCATCGCGTCGCATTACACGCCGTCGGGCACGCTGGAGAAGGCCGAGTCTGCCGAGATCGCGGCAACCGAGCCGACTCTCGGTCAGGTCACTCTCAACGCGTACAAGTACACTGCCCGGATTGATTACACCAACGAGTTGATGATGGACACCGCGATCGACATCAATGGGCTGGTCACTAGTTCTCTTGCCAGGACTATCGCTACCCAGACCGAGATGCGGTTCACGAACGGCACGGCGTCTTCGATGCCGAAGGGCATCATGCACAGCCCCGCGTCGGGGAGCACAACCACCACGGCGGCGTCTAACGCTGTTGTGGCGGGTGAGCTTGTGGCGATGTACTACGGGTTGGACGGTGACATTCTCACCGAGAACAACACCGGGTGGATGATGCACCCCGCGACTTACGGCGAGATCATCAAGCTCAAGGACTCCGACGGCAGGCCGCTGTTCCAGCCGACCTACTACGGCGACGCGCCGGAGATGATCCTTGGGAGGCCGGTGTTCTGGAATCCGCAGACGCCGAAGATCACTACAGACAACGCGATTTGTGCGGTGGTCGGGAACTTCAACCGGGCGTACATCATCCGGCAGGCCGCGAGAGTGACGATTGAGGCGTCTACGCATCTCAGGTTCGATCACCAGGAGACTGTGTTCATCGCTTCTACCCGGATGGACGGTCAGATCAGGGACGCTACGGCGCTGAGGTGGCTGAAGGCCAAGGCCTGATGGCATACACCGAGTTGGCTCCGATCCGGCTCGCGTTGCGGGTACCAGACGACAGCGCGGCGTTGACGTGGCAGGATGCTACGTGGACGGCTTCGTTGACTCTGGCCCGCGACGCGGCGGAAACGCTGATCGACGAATACTGCGACCGCAGCTTCGACAGCGTGACCGAAGCCCGGACGTTTGTCGTTGGGTACCCCCGGTATTTGGATGTCGGTGACTGGCAATCGATCACCGCGGTCACCGAGGACGGCGACAGCGTGGACTCGGACGATTACCGGGCCGCTGTTCCGGCGGGACGCGGCCGTCCGGCTAACGGGTTGCGGCGCACGACCGGGAGTTGGACTGTCGGGGACACGGTGACCGTGACCGGAACGTGGGGGTGGGCTGAGGTGCCTGCTCCTGTTCGGCAGGCTGCGGTTATGACCGCGGCTCGGCTGTTTAAGCGGTTGGACAGCCCGTTGGGGGTGGCGATGATAGCCGACGAGGGGATGTACGTGAGCCGGTTGGATGTGGACTGTCAGGCGCTGCTGATGCCGTATTGTCGGAGGACTTTTGCTAATGCTACGATCTACAATTAGGGGCGATGATGACGCTTGATCTTGGTAACTTTCATGGGCCGGTCGGCCCTGTTCGGGGAGCGAAGGTGGTAACCGTCGGGTCTGATGACATTGTGGACGTGAACGGGTTTATCGTTCAGGGCAACGGCGCCGCCGGGAATCTGGTTTGTTCGCCGTTGACGCTCGGGTCGGATGATTTCACGTTCGCTGTCACGGCGTCGCAGTATCCGGTGTTCGAGCTTGGCGGTGTGCCTGTCCTGTGTCGGGCTGTGAAGGGCACGTCTACCGCGGCGTCGTTTATCAAGGTGACTTTGTGAGCCGGCGGTTTGCGTGGTGGTGGGGGCGCGGCGCCGGAACGCCGCCGGCTGTCACCGGCGAAACGCCGCCTGTTATTCCGGCGGGGGCGATCACTTGGAACGGGCGCTTCGTGAAATGGAACGACTTGTTCGTGCGGATCAATCCTGTGCCGGATCGGGCGTTGGAGTGGAACGGCCAGCCCGTGACTTGGGAAGATCAGCATTTGGTGTGGGAAGAGTAGCTTATGGCGATTTCGATTCCTAATACGAACTCGGACGACAATATCGAAGACACCGATTTGGTGTTGACGTTCCGTCCGGGTGAACGGTCAGACGCTAGCGCGGGTTACGGTCTGCGGGCGCAGTCGTTCAGTGAACTGATGCCGGAATACCGGTTGTATAACACGACGTTGACGGCCACGACCGGCACGGACGCGTCGTGGGTGATCCAGTGGGATTCGGGGCCGTTGGACACTCCGAGTCCTGTGAGGGTGGATTGGTATTCGAAGTGGACTCAGGCCGGTCAGGGCGCGGACACGTCGTGGGCTTTGCATACGTGGGGGGTTGTGTTCATGCCGACGATCGGCAACAACGTCGGCGGTTGGTATCATGTTCATTTGCCGGGGTCTGCGGATTCTAACAGGTTTGGGCATACTCACCGCAACAGCGACGGTAATGTCAGGGTGGGTTCCACGGTGGTTGACGGGGCGAACGGTTGGAATATGGATTACAACACGTCTACTTCGACGTTGCGGTTGTCGCAGCGGGGCACGCCGCCGTTCGGGTTGTACAACGCGCAAACTTTAGCTGCTGCTATTACGGTGTAGCCGGAGGGTTTTGTTATGACAGATGTTTCTATCCCTGAGACTGACAGTTCGGCTACTTTGCATGATAATGATTTGATTCCGGTGTTTCGGGCGTCGGAGAAAGACACCGCTGGCAGCAATTATGGGTTGTACGCTCAGGAGATAGGCGATTTCAAGCCGGAGTACCGCAACACGCGGATCACGTTGACGGTCGCTGCGGGCGCGGTGACCACAGCTGAGGCGTCTCGGACGCTTTCTGTGGCGTCTAGCCGGTTTGATTCTCCTACGTTGGTGTGGGTTGTCACGCACGCGGCTATCAGTTCCACGGGTGTCACGACCCTTTGGTATTCCCGCGGGAGATACCAGGACAATAGTGTAGCTACGGGGCAGGCCGCCAGGTCGTGGTATTATGCTAAAGAGTTGGCGTCTACTAACGAGAGGATGACTAGTACGGCGAGCACTGACCGGTCGTCGCAGTTCAAGCTGGGGACTAACCGGGTTCCGGCTTCGGCTGCTGGGGGCTGGGATCTGGTGTTGACCCCCGAGACTCGGGTGTTGAATCTGGTTCAGGACGGCACCGCTCCGCAGCAGGCGTACAGTTTCGTTGTCGAAGTCGCGTATGCTTTGATCTGATGACTGATATTGCTCTCCCTGAATCGTCTAGCGGTCTTGCGTTGGCAAACGACGACCTTCTTTGGGCGGTCAGACCTTCCCAGAAGGACACCGCGACCGTTAACTACGGGTTCCGGTCGCAAGCTTTCAAGGATGTGCTGCCCGAGTATTGGGCGAGACATCGTGAGCTTGTCGTTGCGAGCGGCACGTTTATTTACAGTGCCGCGAATCACAATTTGGCTACGGTGGGCACCCGGTTGCATTCTCCGACTTTGGCGTGGGCGTCTTTTCAGACGACGGTGGTTTCGTTGTCTACGACCACCAGTTGGTTGGCGTCCGGGTTTTATTCTTCGCCTGTGGATGTTCCCAGCGGCGGGCGTTGGCGGTCGTGGCATCATTCCCGTCAGGTGGGCTCAACAAACAACGAATTGATCGAACACGAGTCGGGGCTGTCGCATTCGGGGTTCAGAACGGTTGCCACTACAAGGATTCCGACTACAGCGGCGGGTGGTTGGGAACTCCAATGCAGGGCGTCTGATCTGGCGTTGCAGCTTGTCGAGGTCGGCAGCGCACCCCACAACCAGTACACTTTTACTGTGCAGTGTGCTTATGTGTTGGTCTAGAGGAGAGTAGATGTGGCGGCTATCACTTGGAACGGGCGGACAATCAAATGGAACACCCGCACTTTACAACATCCGGGAGGGCCTACTCCAGTAATCATGTCTAGTATATTTGACCAGTATGTTTTGATGGCCGAGGAGACCACTTACGGTACCGCGGTCACGGCTAACAAGTTCGTTGAGGCCAAGTCTGACGAGTGGTCTTTGCAGTACGACTTTCGGGAGAATGTGGGGTTCCGTCCTAACCGTCAGGGCGTGATCGAAGACCAGCACCGCACTATCGTGACAGGGGCCACCGGCTCGATAGAGACCTGCCTCTTCCATCGGAACATGTCGCCTTTGCTTGTGAACATGTTGGGCTCGGCGTCTTCGGCGGCTGTGCCGTCAGCTTCGGGAGCCTACAAGGAGACTTATAAAACCGATGATACGGGGCCTGCGAAGTCTCACACGATTCAGGTGGCCAGGGTCGGGGCTGATGGCACCGCCCGGCCGTACACTTATGCGGGGTGTGTGGCAACCGGTTTTGAGATTTCGTGCGAGGCGGGCGACGATCCGATGATGACCGTCCGGTACGACGCGGCGTCTGAGGGCACTAGCGGGTCGGTTGTGAATCCGACTCTCCCGACGGGGCCGCCTGAGCCTTACGCGTGGGAGGACTTTGAGATCGAGGTGAACAGCACCGACCTTGACGCGTGTATGGGCTTCTCGATCACGGGTGATCTTGGCATGAAGACCGATCTCCAGTATTTGGACGGGGATAACCAGAAGGCCATGCCGAGACGGGCGCAGCTTCCCGTTATCACCGGGACGTTGGATTGCCATCTGGTTGCCGGGAGTCAGAACGCCTATTTGGATTCCAAGTCCGGCACGGCAAGGAAGTTGGAGATCGAGGGCACGTTCCCTACAGCGATCACGGGTACTACATACCCGTCGTTTAAGATTATCTTTCCTAAGGTTGTTTTCACGGGCGCGACTCCCAGCATGTCGCTTGATGATTTCACTGAGGTGTCGTTGGCGTTCAAAGCTGTTTGGGATCCTTCTGATGTGCTGATGCAGATTGAAGTGGTTACCGCAGATGCGGCGTTGGCGTTCTGATTTGTGGCCCGATCCCGTAAACGTGCTCCTGCCCGCCGAACGACGGTCGGGCCGCCTAAGAAAGGAATTTACAAGGGCGGGTTCCCGATTGACTTGTCGGGCACTTGGAAGAAGCAGTACGCCCGGGCTCCGGGTTTGGGCACTGCTGATATCAGGTTTTATGTCGGGAACTTTGAGGGCGTAGAAATCGAGGCGATCTTCAGGAATATCGGTCAGGTAACGAAAGCTGCCCGCAAGCTCGGCGGTCGGGGGGTGGGGTCGTTGGATTGGGAGATGCGCCGCGAGATGTTGAAACTTGTCCGCCGGACGCTTGTTCCTTCGGTGCAGTCGGTTACGCCTGTTCAGTTGCCGCAGAAGAACCCTAACACCGGGCACGTGTACTGGCCGGGCGGCAAGCTTGTGAAATCGGTGAAGGGTGAAGGCACCGCGTCTAAGCCGAGGCTTCGGGTCGGTAAGTTTCGGTACACGCGTCCTACGGTTTATGTGCCTGCCGTGTCGAAGGAGTACTGGTATGTTTGGCCTGTCACCCGCGGCAGAGACAAGGGCAACTATTTCAATCATCCTAACAAGTTTATTTATAAAGGTGTGGCTAAAGGGATGGGCGGTTGGCGTAAAGGTTTAGAGAAATATATGACCGATTATTCGCAGAAGATATTCGACAGATACGGAAGTAGAGGATTCCACTAATGCCAGACCAAGAGTTTCATACGATAAACATGTCCGAACCGTCGTTGCGGGACGCGTTTGATTACGTGAAAGCAACCGGGGTGACATTGGACAACGCGCCCGAAGCTATCAGCGAAGAAGACGGGCTCACCGAGAGGGCTATTCTTCTGGTGGCGGGGATGGTGTGGCTGTCCGAGCGTCGTCACCGTCCGGGCATGACGTTGGAGGAAGCTTATGACGCGCCGTTGACGATGGATATTTTGTCTGGCGAGGCGGAACTCCCTACTCAGCCCACCTAGGTGGGCAATTAGACCGGCGGGCCAGGTTCAAAGCCCGCCGCGGTGAACGCGAGCTGCTGGTCGGTGTTTGGGCGTTAGGCAAATATTGGAATCAGCCGGTCTCTGAGGTCTGGAAACTGTCCTACCGGGAATACAGTATTCTAGGGCAGGAAGCTAAACGCCGTTTGAAGAGAGAGTGATCCGGTATGCCACGTAGACGTAAGGGTGGTATCGTTGTAGCCCTTAACGCGGACACGTCTCAACTCAAACGCGAGTTGGGCGGTTTGAACATCGGCAAGCTTCTCAAAGGCGGTGTAGCTACAGCAGGGCTTGCGGCAGCGGGATCGTTCGCGCACACGATGTGGCAGTCAGCGGACGCTGCGGCGGCGTTGGATACCACGATGCGTCAGACGTTTACGCTGATGCCTGATATGCCGATCAGGGAGCTTGGCAATTGGAAAGACGAGCTTGTCGAGGTTAATAAACAGTATGGGTTGCTGACAGAAGATTCTGGTGCGGCGTTGTATCAGGCTATCTCGGCGGGTGTGGATGCCTCCGAGGTGTTTGAGTTTATGGGGGTTGCTGCTAAGACATCGGTGGGAGGTGTTGCTACTCTTACTGAGTCGGTTGACACGTTGACGTCGATAATCAACGCGTACGCTGACGCGGCGCCTGAAGATATCGTGGATGTCAACCGCGCGGCGGATGCGTTGTTTACTACTGTCCGGTTGGGTAAGACAACGATTCCTGAGCTTGCGAGTTCGATAGCTCAGATTACGGCACCTGCCAGGGGTGTGGGGTTGGCGTTGGAGGAGCCGTTGGCGGCGATAGCGGCTCTTACGGCTGCGGGTGTTCCGACGTCGCAAGCGGCTACGATGATTCGTTCGGCGTTGCAGGATTTCACTAAGGAAGGTCAGACTCTCAAGAAGTTCAGGGAGCTTACCGGGGAGACTGTTCTGGAGTTCGTTGAGAGCGGCGGCACTCTGGCGGGAGTGTTTCAGATATTTGCTGACGAGGCTGATAAGACGGGCGTCGCGATGACTGATTTCTTTGGTCGTGTAGAGGCTGGTATGGGCGCGACCTTGTTGAAGGATTCTACCCGTTATAAAGAGATTTTGGCTGAGTTTTTGGATACTGAGGGGGTTACGGACACAGCGTTTGGGGTTATGGCTGAGGGGGCCGAGTTTCATGTTAGCAAGATGTCCGCTGCTTGGCAGTCGATGTTGGAGAAATTGGGCACGGAACTGATTCCTCCGCTTATCCCGGTTGTGGAAATGGCAACCGATGTTGTGATCGCGTTTACGAAGTGGGCTGTTTCTGCGGCTAAGCAGCTGGTGCAAGCTTGGTATGCGGCGTTTCCTTTGGTGTCAGCTATTTGGGGGTTGCTGACGAAAGCCTGGCAGGGGTATGTAACCCTTTTTGATTGGGGGGTTGAGAACATTTGGGCACCTGCGATCAACAAGGTTGCAGAGTGGGGTGTTTGGTTGTGGGAGGAAGCTCTTAAACCTGTTTGGGAGAAGATTAAAGAGGGCTGGTCTGCGTTGGTGGAGTGGCTTAGGGGTCTTGGGGACACGGTTGGGCGGTGGGGTGCTATGTTTGGTGGGTGGCTGGCCGCTGCTAAGGACGCGTTGGTGGAGTTCGCGATTTGGATATGGGGGAAACTGAAAGAACTGTGGGGGGCTTTTCAGAACACCCGTGAGGCGATATGGAATGCCTTGCAGGGTATTTGGGGGGCTATTGTAGAACAGTGGGATAAGATATTCCCGTATCTTAGGATATGGGGCGGCAGATTCAAAGCGCTGTTCAGCAACTTGTGGTCTTGGATCAAAACATCTGCCAGCGGGGTGTGGGAGTTTTTGAAAGATGCGGGCGAGAAGTATCTTCCGCCTATTATCGAGTTTTTGGGGACAGCGATTGAAGGGTTTATAACAGTTTTAGGTTCCCTTATTAGGGGAGCGCTCGAGGCTTTTGAAAAAATGATTGACGGGTTTCAGTGGGCTTGGGAGGAGGTTCTGAAACCGCTGTGGGAGAACGTTATCGAACCTGTCGCTAAATTCGTGTTCGAGTCCGTGGCCGGCAAAATCGACTTTGTTATAGACACAGTGAAGAGGTTAGCGGGTTGGGCTAAATGGCTTTACGACAACGTTTTGAAACCCGTGTGGAGATATGCTTTGTGGCCTATAGCGAAGTTCGTTTTCAATAGCATCCTTGGGCGGATCGAGTTGGTAATAGAGATTTTTAAGGCGTTAGGCACAGGCGTCAAAGCGACGTATGACTATGTTCTCAAACCCATTTTGGATGCTTTGAACCTTTTGTTGGAGAAAACCATCAATTTCTTTGACCAGCTGTTTGAAAAGTTCGGGATATACGATCTGCTTAGCGGGTTAGGTGGCCTTCTGGGAGGGGTAGTAGATTTTGTGGCGGAGGGTATCACTGTCCGCGGCGACGAAGGCGAAGAGGAGGTTGACCGGTTGGTGTCTAACTGGGAAGGGCGGAGTGGTCGCACCCCTGGAGGCGGCAAGGGTAGAGACACGACCGGTTCTGACACGCCCCCCGGTGGGTTGACATTCAATATGTACGGCAACGTGTACGGGTCTGTAGATCAAGAGTTCGTGGATATGACCCAGGAAGCCTGGCTGAAACTAGCCCACCAGAACGGCCCCGAATATCTTCCCACTGTACACCTAACACGATAGACATGGCAGATATCATCGTTCGCACCTTTTTGGAGCAAACCCGAGGCGGCGGCCATGATGACATCACCACCCGAACACGATCCGTCGAGGCGAGAATAGGCCGAGGCGGGCATGGGCATACCCGCTTCGCGGCAGGGGTGTGCACTTTAGTGGCATCACCGGACGACGATTGGCTGTCTCCATTAGGGGATGGCGCTGTTACCGCTCAAGACGTGATGGGCAACAGGGTTGTGGTTACAGCCCGAATCGCTGGCGAAGCACGGGCGTTGGCCAGAACTCTTTTCGCGGGGTTCGTGGATGAGATAAGCTGGGATTATGACGGGGCTACCGTTCACGTGAAGATCGTAGCTTTAGATGATTTGGCTTTCTTTGCTGATAAACGGGTAGACGTTACCGGGATGCCCAACGAATTGACGGGGGCCAGGCTGCGACGGTTGATGGCAGAGGCGGGGTTGCCAGCGGCAACAGCCGCGAACATCCCTGACGGGACGGTCACTTGTGTGACGTCAGATGTGGAGGGGGCGGCGTTGCCGCGGTTTCAGGAGGTTGCTGACACCGAGGGCGGTTGGCTGTGGGCCGGCCATGGGCAGCTGTTCGAGGACGTTAAAACAGCTTACGCTGCCGGGGAATCGTTGCAGATCAGCCTGTCAGAACGCGATCAGCCGCCCGGCGAGGCCGATTTGAATGTGGTGGACGGCCAAGCATCGATAGCGGATGTGTCTACTGCTGACACGATCTTCACAGAGTTGCTGTCAACTTTGATTGTGACGCGTGCCCGGTTGACGTTGGCGGGCACCGGCGATGAGGATACTGACCCGACGGTGGTGGAGCGGGTGGCGTCGAGCGCGGCGATTGACCGATATGGCGATCACCCGGTCGATCGGACGGTGTTGTGCAACGAATCGACTGCGGAGGATTTGGGGGATTGGATGGTCTCGACGTTCAATGAGCCGTTGTTGCATGTGCGGTCGTTGAAGGTGTTGGCCCATCTGGAATCGGACACCGCGGCCAGGAAGCTGCTGCAGGCGACGGTGGGCAAGACGGTTGAAGTGCAGCAGCATCTGCCCGGCGGGTCGATGGTCACGACCGATCATCTGATCGAGCAGATACAGTGGGCTGTCTCTCCGTGGGATATGCGCCGTGGTAGGTGTGCTGTCCGGTTGACGATGAATTTGTGGCCGACGGGCACTGTCCAGTCGTGGACGCTGGGCGTGTCGGCGTTGGGGACGAACACGCGTTTGGGGCCTGCCGACAGCGAGGACTACCGGATCGACACGCCCGGCGGGGCCGTGACGTGGGAGGCGGGGGACACGGTGTCGGCTGTCAAGTTCGGGGCCGGGGTCACCGCGCAGGTCGTGACCCGGTATGACACGCTCGGCGATTTGGCGGCTGCTGAGGGCGAGGTTCCGGTCGGGCTTTTGGCTTCGACGGGTGATGGGTGCCTTTGGACGAACCGAACCGAAGGGTGGAGATTACTCGCTTGTATCGAAGGTCTGTGAGATGCCGTAAGATTCGTGCCGGTCTGACGTTGTGAACCGCGGGTAGACGGTGTATGGTTGAGGCTACCCGGAACCCGATAAAAGGAGGACACCATGAACAGACGTTACGGGTACGACTACGCGGTCAACGATCTCTTCCGGAAGGACGAGGAGCTTGCCGCTGCTGAGGCCAACCTGAGGAACGCGAAACAAGAATCGGAAGCCAAGTGGGTTGAGTCGGCTAAGACGATGGTTTACAAGGACGTCGAGATCATCGATGCCCTTGAAGAGATCTTCAATGAGCGGGGCGAGGCGATGGATAACGCTTCAGACCATTTCGTTGGGTGGTGCCGAGCCCGGCAGGAGGAACTGTCGTTCGTTTTTGTGGCTGATACTCTGCTCCGGCGGTACACACAACCGTTGGAGAAGATGTTGCGCACGCTGCATCAGGCTGTTCACGACATCAACCGGAGAATCGACGACCTGGCTGGCGGTGCAGAATGAGCCAGCTGCGCATGGAATACGAACTGACCGAACATCTTATAGACGGCCAGCTGAAGCCTATCAGAAGTGGCCTGTCGGATATCACGATAGAACTCCAAAGAATAGACGGCAAACTGCAGGTCATTGAGGGTTCTGTGGACTATCTTCTTCAGTGTATTGACGTGATGACAGATGTGTTGGAACGCATGGACGGGAGCTTGAAGGTCACAAACGAACGGTTGACTCGCATCGAGAAGCGGTCATGAGCGCAGATTCTGTTCACCCCAGAGAGATCAATCTGCTTGTCCAATGTTTGAAGATAATAAATGCGTCGATAAAGATTATGGATAAGCGGTTGAGTATTATCGAAGACAAGTTGGGGTTGGACACAATAGAGCAGGTCTTGGATGAGTGAACGGTTGATTCCTCAGTCGTTGGGCGAGACCATCGGACGGGGCGGAAAGATCACAGGGGTGCTGATCTCCACAGGCCGTCCTGTGGTCTTCGACCGCAAATACGACCGTGACCTGGTGATCTATATGATTGTCTTGACTTCGGAAACGCCTCAGATTCCTGAGGGTTCGCTTGTCAGATGGGAACTCGTTGGACGCGACCGGACAGCCTGGAAGCGGGTTATGCGCTCCAGAACAGCGCATATCCCCCAGGTTGGCGACATACTCACCATCAGAAGCGTCGGCAGGAACAGAGCTAAAATAGCTGTCACCCCATTGCCAGAAGCCTCCGAAGAACAAGTAACCGATATGATCGCAAAGGTTGGCATGGTAGCCAAAGAAATGGATCCGATGTTGGATAGCATACTAGCGAGACTGAACTGATGGGCAAGCTGATAACCAGAAACGAGTTGGGCGTGTTCAGGCCGCAAGCCGCGATCCCGATGATAAGACCAGGCCGAGACGAAGGCGACCGGTACGAAGCGGTCGTAGCCCACAACTTCGGCACCGACACGGTGATGGTCGTGTTGAAGGTTCACGGGTGGGCGTTCGACGAACTCGGCCATTCTTTGAAGGTGGGGGATGTTGTTCGCACCCCCGACAAGTACGATCTTCTGCCTGCGAGTGTGTGGCCGGGCGAAGCGATAGTGTACGCCCGCCGCATCCGAGACGATTACGAGCACTCCGATCTGACTGTCAGCTACCGTTGGAACAGCAGCCATTGGATTTGGCGCACCAACGACGACGTGTACGACGTGTTTGCCAAAGCCACCAGAATAGGTTTGGCAGCACAACAAGCCCGCCGTGATGCGGAAACAAAGGAAACCAACCGAAAGGAAACCAAAAATGAAAGTACCTAAGAAACCGACATTGACAGTAGTTGTCTCTGAGGAAGAGTACCGCCAGCTTAGGACATGGGCGGCTTGGATGGACAGGGATATGAATGATCTGCTGGAGGAGTTTCTGCCGCAGGTTATGGGACGTGTTCAGAGAGATCTGCTGAAGCTGTTGGGGATCGGCGCCAGCGAGACCGACGACACCAGCGAGACCGAAGACGCGTGAGGCTGTTGTCGAAGATACCGGCCAGCCTCTCTGCGGCGGTGTTGGGTGCTGTGCTTGTGTGGGGTTGCTCTAACGGGAGCGGGTCTGCCGGGTTCAAGGTCGAACACTGCGATGGAGTGGCGATAGTCGCTGAGGAGGGAGACAGGGTGGCAACGATGATGGTGTACACGGCCTGCCAGGTTGAGAGCACCGATTTTGAGCTGGTCGATGCCCAAGAGATGCTGGAACGGCAGGCTATCCGAGACGCGCTCGGCAATCTGGAGAGATTGGGGGCAGGTGATGAATAGCCGTCCTGTTCTTGCTGAGCCTCCCCCGCCCGCGATTCCGGCGCTGCAGTTCAGACACGTCGGTGAGGGCGTGTCCGGTGCTATAGCCGATATCGTTGAGCTACAAGACCGCGATTTCAATACCGGCAACCCGAAGACGTGGGACAACGGCGATCCTGTGATGGTCACCCGTGTCACTCTGGTCGTCACGGGTGTGGGCAATAACATCCATGCCGCCGATGAACCGGTCAAGGTTGGCAACAACGTGCGGTTGTGGGTGAGAGGCCAGAACCGCAAAGCCTGGCGTGACGCTCTATACAAGCACCGTGTCGGGTTAGAAGTCGGGGATATCGTCACGGCGGCTTACACGGCAGATGAACAGACACGCCGAGGGTGGAACCCCCGCAAGGTGCTGTCGTTCAACGTTCAGAAGCCTCGCTCGGATTTGGAGACCAAAGCCGGAGACAAAGCGTTTGACCTGTTTGAACTGTTGAACCGTGAAACGAAGACACCGGAGTATCACCCGCCGACCAAGCCCGCTGCTTCTGGCGAGGAAGTGATGGAGAACGTCAAACACCAGAAGCCGGTGCCTACGGCTTACGTGTGGGAAGGCGAGGGGCCGCCCCCCGCCTGGGGGCCAGTCATCAGCGACGAACTCGCTGACGACGAGCCCTTCTGATACAATGACCTCGCGAGGCCCGGGGCTGTTCTCCACCGGTAGCCTCGCGACCCGACCGAGCCGCCCCTACGTCGGGTGGGGGCCCCTCGGTCATCAGGTTGGGGCCGCCCCGAGTTATCGGGCGGGGCGGCCCCAACATCTGATCTGCCGGGTGACAGGTATACTGTATTTATGCTTGACCTATACCTGTTTGCGGTCTTGGTTGCTCAGGGCAGCGCTGGCGGTGATCTCCCGTCCTGGGCTTGGCCGCTAGTGGCGCTCGGAGCGGGAGTCGGAGGCGGCGGGCTCACGATGGTGGCCAGGGGTGTCAAAATCTTGAAGCGGATGCACGAGACCATGGACGCCGAGCTCCTGCCCAACGCGGGCAAGTCGTTGAACGACAGAGTACGCGAGACCGCTGTGCACCAAGACGAACTGATCCAGGCTGTCGCTGCTTTGGACAAAGCAAACCAGCGGCGCTCAGACAGAATGATATTAGCAATGGAGAGACTAGAGGATGCCATCAGAAACCCTGACCGACACCGAGACTGAAACCCGTATGGAGGCCACCGAAGAAGAGAGAATAGAAGCCGCCGGGTTGTATTTGGACTTCATGGCAGCCCAACTCAGGTGGCAAGACGCAAAGTTGAACTGCACAAATAAATCCGACCTTGCCGAACACAAAACAGAATACGACAGAACACGCCAAAGATACTACAAAGCTAAGAGAAAGCACAATTTGCCGTTCCCGTCGTATGAGGAACTTCAAGCCGCGTCCGATCGAGCGCAATGGCAGATAAGCAAATCCCTTTAACGATCGCAGCCGACCTGTACCAGAAGATGGTAGCTGCCCACTACAGATGGGTGGTGTACAAGGAAGCTGCCGAAGCCTTGAAGTACGAGTACCAGACAGCTAAAGGCAACTTCCATGTTCATAAGACAGAAGAGGGCATAGGCTACGAGGAAATAGTAGACAAGGTACGAGAGATAGCGGATGGAACATACACCGGTTGATTTGCCGACGTTGCGGCAAGGCATCGAGACCAAGCTTGCTGTTCCCGCGTTTGCGGCAGCGGCATCGTTCGGTCAACTGATGGAAGACCTTGTGCCCGGCCACACCATAGACCGCGACGCTCTCGCTGTCGCGTTGGCCGCTGCTGTGGCCGCTGGAATGACCCGGCTTGTTTCTTCGGTGTTCGCGGTGTTCAAACGTCACGCGATCTACAAGGCTGACGGCCCCACCGACGCTGACGTTGTGGACGGCTGCGGCGCAGAATGGGCCGCTAAAGGACTGTGAAACTTGTCCGCTTCTTTATTTACCCGCCTACCCCTCACGGCAGATGGGAGCAACGCCATCATATGCTAGTCAAAGTCCTCAAAGCGGATGGTATGCCGTTCCACCGTATCACGGGCTGGATCAAAGATCAGAAGAAAGCCCGCTACAGCTGGGGGGGCCGCGAGGGTGTTAACGTCGACATCGATGTCGTCTTCAAGAAAGACCAGATGATCTACCATGGGGATAAGCTTATCATAGAACTAGAACTCGACGTCGGGTACGCTAAACCCGCTGAACAGAAACAGCTGCTGTGACTCTAACGATTGTGGACAGACCGGGGTGGGGGGCTGTGCCCCCGAAGATCGCGCCCAAACCTGTGAATCTGAGCCGGCTGCGGGCGATCTCGCATCACTATGTCGGGCCTAAACCCTCAACATCGAGTTCGGATTTCGAGTTCGGGCAGGCGCTGCAGCGGTGGCATCAACAGAACATGGGCTGGTCGGACATCGCCTACGGGTTCATAGTCTGCCGGTCGGGTATCGTGCTCGCCGGTCGGGGTGTTCACGCCGCGAACTTCGCTGAGGGCGGCTCAACCAAAGCTGATCGGCCTCTTCTTCGGGGCGGGGGCCGACATCTCAAGCAGACCTACGGCCGCGATCACGCCCGCAGTTGGAACCCCTACTGTGTCAGCGTGGTGTGGCAGTCGGGTCGAACGCTTGACAAGGCCGGCTATTACGCCGACGGCGAAGACGAGATCCCCCCGCAGCCGCAGGTAGACGCGGCCCGGCGGTTGTACGACCATATCAACAGCCAAACCCCTAACGATCTTGTGGTGGATGTCCACGGGTCGCACAGGCGCAAGACCTGCCCCGGACAGTGGATCAGTTGGCTGGCCGAGACGGGGCAGCTTGGCCCTCCGCCGGCGGGAGTCAGGTTCATCTGGCCGGAAGAAGCCGCGAAGATCACCGCAACGCTCGCGAAGGTTGGTACACTGGGCGGTCACCAACCCGCGTCGCGGGTGGGGCCGGCGGCTTCACCGTCGGCTGTTCCGGCTTCGCCCGCGGCGCCCCTAACCGAGTACGAACAGGCCGTGAGGATGGGCATAACCGACGGGTCTAACCCCGAGAAGGCGTGTTCGCGGCGGCACGCTGCTATCATGGCCTTCAGAGCCGTCTCTCAAATAAGGAGTATGCAAACCTGATGACTGTGAGGAACCTGTCGGCTGTGCTGGCCGACCCGAACATCGACCCGAACGACGACTTCGCTGTAGCTGTCGAGGCTGGGATCGTCACGCCCGGCGAGTCGATCACGCCCGGCGCGCCGGTCACTGTTCAGCAGGCCGCCAGATTCGCTGTGCGGGCCGCTAAGGCCGTGATCGCTGAGGCCGTAGCCCAGACCGCTGAACCCGCAGATGACGCCGCAGACGACGGCTCAGAAGCTCCTGACGCCTCTGACGCTCCACCGGCTTCGCAGCCCGCTCAGGCTCCGGCCTCTCCACCGGCTTCGCAGCCCGCTCAGGCTCCGGCCTCTCCACCGGCTTCGCAGCCCGCTCAGGCTCCGGCCTCTCCACCGGCTTCGCAGCCCGCGCAGGCTCCGGCCAGTCCTCCGGCTCCGGCCCCCGCGCAGCCGGCTCAGCCGGCGGGAAACGGCGGCGGCGGTGGCGGTGGCGGTGGCACCGCGCCCGACGCCGCGCCGGTTGATCCGACCATCCTCCGCGGCCACGGCAACGCCGACGACCACGGCAGGGCAGTGCTCGCCAACATCTACGACGGCAGCCGCCCCGACGACCCGGCCACCAGACGCGAGGCCGCGACGATGGCCTACCGCGCGGCCCAGCTCGCGGCGCAGCTAATCGACGCCGCCC